TAGCGCGTTCTTAAGCGCCCCCCGTATATAAAAAAGCAAACTACCCTAACCTACAGAGGTGACAATTCGACCTCTAAGTATCAGACTCATAAAATTTTTCCGGACCATATCCGGACCATAAAAACCACTTCAAAACCTGGCACACATAAGTCCACTGAGGACCAAGAATACCCTTATAATATACAAGTAGTAAACAGAGAACCAAAGATGGCCAAATGGATTCATAAGGGCAATTATTCTCGCCCAGACAAACGCACAGTGAGAAAAGGTGGCAAGAAGAAGTAGACCCTACTGGAACTTTTGGAAGGTTGTCTTCGCGGGATGGTTAATCAGGTATCCACGGCAATGCTTTACGATACTTGGAGTACCTCTTGGATTTCTGATTGTTCTGATATATAATGCGGTAACGAAATAAAAAGTTACTGAAAAAATTCCGGAATATTTTTTATGACTGAAAAGGTTTATCACATATACGCAAAAGGCGAATGCATTTATCACAGTTTATCAGAGGAGAAATTCACTGAGACTTGGGAGATGTTGCATAAAATGGTTGAACTTATTGATGTAAAATTTTCCAAGGATGATTTATCTTATGAGCAATTGTCAGTAAACAAAGAGATGGTATTAAATTCCTCTCATTAACCTTGAAGGGAGAATTGACAAAGCATATATAGACTGATAAAATTGAATTTGAGGTTCAAAAATTTATGAGTTTGGTGGAAAAATTTTTAAAGTATCTCCCAGACATACTTAATGAAAATGAATGTTGGGAATGGCAAGGTTCTATAAACCATAAAAAAGGTGGGTATGGTCAACTAGGTCATAACAATAAATTTTTAAAAGCACATAGAGTTTCTTATGAAATTCATTATGCAAAACCTTTAAATGAGTTGCATTGTCTTCATAAGTGCGATAATCCTTCCTGTGTAAATCCACTACACTTATTTGCAGGAACTAACTTCGATAATGTTAGAGATAAAGTTTCTAAGGGTAGGTGTTATACTGGAAATCAAAAAGGAGAAAAAAACGGAGCATCGAAATTAACGGATAGTGATGTAATTAAAATTAGAGAATTGTATAAAACAGGAAATTATACAACATTCAAACTTGGAGAAATGTATAATGTTAATCGTTCTACAATTTCCTATATCATAAACAACAAAACTTTTAAACACTTATTGGAGACTTGAAAATGGCTCGTGGATTCACTGTAAAAGCAGCAGCACCTAAAGCAGCAGAAGCTGATTGGGATTATGATGCTATTAAAGAAAGAATGCGAGGTAAGAGTATTGTATTCTGTTTACCTGGACGTGGATGTTCTTTTATTTTTCTAAAGGCATTTGTACAATTGTGCTTTGATATGGTACAAAACGGAATGAGTATTCAGATTTCTCAGGATTATTCATCAATGGTAAACTTTGCACGTTGCAAAGTATTAGGTGCAAATGTACTTCGTGGACCAAATCAAATTCCTTGGGATGGGAAGTTGCAATATGATTATCAACTATGGATTGACTCGGATATTGTCTTTACCCCAGAAAAGTTCTGGCAACTCTGTGATCTTGCTCTGAATGAAGAGGGAGAGGAAAAGGAGATTGTTGCTGGATGGTACGCAACAGAAGATGGGCACACGACTTCAGTAGCACACTGGTTAGAAGAAGATGACTTTCGTAAGAATGGTGGAGTGATGAACCACGAAACTGTGGATTCGATCAGCAAGCGTCGTAAGCCATTCACTGTAGACTACACAGGTTTTGGATGGGTGCTCATTAAGAAGGGTGTCTTTGAGAATCTTGAATACCCTTGGTTTGCTCCAAAGATGCAAGTCTTTGAGTCTGGTGCAGTACAAGATATGTGTGGTGAAGATGTCTCATTCTGTCTTGATGCAAAGGAAGAGGGCTTTGATATCTGGTGCGACCCTCGTATTCGTGTAGGTCACGAAAAAACTCGCGTAATCTGATGAAAGAGAAATACTACGATATCTTATACAATGGTCGTAGAATCTATCAGAACCTCACTCTAGAGTCTTGTAGTGAGGTTCTACAAGAAATCTCAGAGCAGTATTGTTCTGGTGATGACATTGATCCTAATTTAATTGAACTGGAGGAAATTCCTTATGGCACTGAATAAAACAATCTTTGAACCCGGAGCCCCGAAGAAAACTCGTCAAGGACGCTCTCCTCGTACACTACTAAGTCCAACGTCTCGTAATGGACGTAAGAAGAAGTATCGTGGACAAGGTAAAGGTTAAATAGTAAAAAAAGAATAGTATGTACTTGTTAGATTCTTCGGAAGAATGGAATCAAATTCATAATGAAGATCTTTGGGTATATAATAAGTTATTCTTAAATCATCTTCTCGGGCATCTCTGTGGACCTACAGGGGTGCCTGTTCCATATCCAGGGTACTATATCGTCCGACCAAGTATTAATTTACTTGGAATGGGACGATTTTCGCGTATAGAATGGATTGAAGACTCTACAGATCATTTGCACCCAGCTGAATTCTGGTGTGAAATATTTAAAGGTGAGCATATAAGCGTTGATTTTCATCATAAAGAACCAAATTTAGTGGTAAGAGGAGAAAGGAATCCTAAAGAACCATTCTATAAATGGAAAAAGTGGGTTAAGATTAAAAGAAAAATAAATTTTCCAAGTATCTTAAATAGAATTAGGGGAACTTATGAGTGGATTAACTGCGAATTTATAGATAATCACCTAATTGAAGTGCATTTTAGAAGAAATCCAGACTTTAGATATGGAAATACTGTTGCAATTCCAGTCTGGAAAGGAGAAAAAATAGAGAATATTGAAAATTTTACCTTTATAGAAGACGAAGACTACTTAAGAGAAGGTTTTTACATTGATTTTCGGGATAGCAACCCCGTAAAAAGTTCTGATCTAACAAATCAGGAGCAAAACAATGACCAAAAAAGTCGATAAAGACCAAAATTTTATGAAAAATGAGTGGGGAACGGAATTTTTATCAAGTGAGTATGGGTGGGAAGAGAAAATTGAGCGTCAAAAGATGCTTAGAGAGATTTCAAATGATGATTTGACCCCTAAAAAGCACGATTTTGTAATTCAAAATGAACTTCATTCAAAAATTCGTAATGATGATGATTATGATGACTGGGAGTATGGTACAGAACCACTTTATGAGACGAAACCACTCTAAATAAAGTATATTTGCCTGCAAAATATGCCTCTAGAGAGGATAAGTAGAGATTTTAAAGATATAAGTATGACTTTCCAATCAAATCCTTTAAATCGGGATTTGATTGGAATAAAAAATGAGACGGCTATTGCAAGGTCAGTTAAAAATCTTGTGCTTACTTCTCAGGGAGAAAGATTTTTTAATTCAAGTTTTGGTACCAAAGTTTCAAAACTTTTATTTGAAAATATTGATGAAATGACAGCATCCATTATAAAAGATGAAATATCTTTCACTTTAAATACATATGAACCTAGAATTGAAGTAACAGATTTGACGGTAAGTCCAAATTATGATGAGAATGAGTTTGCTGTTACGATACAATATAAAATTATTGGGATCGATGTTCTTCCTCAGCAATTATCATTTGCATTACAACCAACAAGATAAATGACCCTAGTAAATTTTACAAATCTAGACTTTGATCAGATAAAAGTATCTTTAAAAGAATACTTAAGATCAAATTCAAATTTTACAGACTATGATTTTGAAGGGTCTAATCTCTCCACGATCATAGATTTATTAGCGTATAATACATATATTTCTTCTTATAATGCTAACTTTGTTAGTAATGAGGTTTTTATTGATAGTGCGACACTAAGAGAAAATGTTGTTTCTCTTGCACGTAATATTGGATATGTACCACGTTCAAGAACTGCTGCGAAAGCAAATGTATCTTTCTTTGTAGATACAAGTACTTTTAGTACTATTCCACTTACAATAACTCTTAAGAAAGGAACTGTTTGTTTATCTAATTCTACTTTTGGTGATACAAATTTTTCTTTTTCC